TTAACTTGTTTCGTGTAAGCCATAGCTCTGGCAAGTGCTTTCGTGTAGCGCGCAGAAAGAGAATCGTAAAGATTATCTTCCATTGCCTCTTCAGTAATTGCAAATCCCATTGCGATGGTTTCGTGGTTGTAACGAGCTGTAAAAGATTCTTGTGCGTTATCATAACTGATACGGGCACCCTCATCTTTTACTGGAGCAGCATTAAAGCCACTTAACTTGACTTCTTCTTCAAACGATCTGTCTGAGGATTCTGTCTCGTATATCTCTTCGTCTTCATTTTCATATTTGCTGTACTCTAATCCGAACAATGCATTCAAACCGGGTAAAAGTTCTTTCAGCAGTTGTGCTCTTGAAATAGCCATTTACTAAACTCCTTATATTCCAGTTGTATTGTTCATGAGGTGTCCAACATTAAACTTGACGATAACATCAGTGTAACTATCTCCAACAGCCGAGTTCGGTCCATCAATAAATTGAATGATACGAACTGGTAGTGTGTTGGTTGTAGCTGCGGTAGATATATCGACTGCGTTTTTGCTAGTACCTATAGAGGTTGAACCTGCTGTTTGAATGACTGCACAATTAGTTCCCAAAGTAGCTTGTGCGGCAGAACCGTCACATTGCATTTGGAAAGTAATTTCAGGATCATCCATAACATAGGCTACAGCATCAGAAGCTGAAGTAGAAGCGGGCCATTGTTGATTAAAGGTCTTTTGCTTGGTACTTGGGTCGGTGTAAGCACATCCGACAAAAAGACCAATTGGAGTTAAAGTAGCTGTGCCAGCGTCTTTTTCGACAGTACCGGCAGTAACTAACTTCACAAAGTCGCCATAAAAAATACCAGTGCCATAAGCACTCGCAATTTTATAGTGACGAACTTCTCCACTAAAAGAACCATTACAACTAAGTCCAGCTTGTGGCATAGCACCGTAAGGTGTTGCACTACTAGGCATATAATACTCCCTATTACATTACAAAATTAAATTTATGTAACCCCAAAAAATAGAAAACTATTTCTTAGAATTACGACCAAAACTAACCCTTGTTTGCCTTTCTGGTTTAAGGACCGGCATTCTAGGATCGTTTTCTTTAAGAAAGTTATTATCAATTCCATTCATTTGTTGATCAGCCATTTCTTCGTAGTATTCTCTACGCTGACTAACCATCTCCTGTGGAGCCTTACACAATAACAATCCACCAACTTCAATTGCACCGTCCGATCCCCAGCGAGAATCCTGATCTGAAAGTATTTTCAGACTAGGTTGATCTTCCGCCTTGACGACCTCCCAGCCTTCTCTGAACTTACTAGAAACATTAGTGTTATCTGGACTACCAATCATGCTGGTACGAATCCATCTAAACACCCATCCTTCTTCTGGTTCAGGGTCGGGTAATACACTTGGTGGTGACCACGACTTCTTTCGTTGTGTGGTTTTTCGATTATACTCCTCTCTTGGAGTGCGCTCTTCAGACATATAAATATCCTCTAGTTATTTGCAGACATATCCTTAACCAATTGGTTAGCATATTGTTCTGGTGTTACCCCAATCCGCTTTGCGAGGGCGACTTGGGTTGCTGTAAGTTGTACTTTGCGTGGCTTGGCACCATTATTGCGTGTAGCAGGTGCGACCACGGAGCTTTGAGAGTTAGCACTTACAGCGCTTGCATTACTCCCAAAGAAATCTGGAAAAACTTGTTTCATTCTTGAATCAATTTTTTCATAGTATTCGTCAGATTGAGGATTAATACCCTTTTCTCTAACTAATTTTTCATGAACACCATAAGCAAAACTGGTCATTTCAGAATCATTGCCGAACCATTGGTTTTTTGCTTGCCAAGAAATTGCTTTATCGTCAGGTCTTGGTGGTGTTTGTTGTTGAGGTATAAACTGTTGTTCTTGCTGCTGTTGCTGTTGCATAAATTGTTCTTCTGGTATTCTAGCATTAAACTGTTCGGCACTAGCAGCATCCATAGTTGCTCTTGTTAAGGCATCCTGTGCAGCAACCATCTCTTCTGTGTTGCCTTGCTCATAAGCCTGTTTGTATTTTTGCTCGGCAGCTTGTTTAGCAAAACCTGCTCTTTCTTCAGCCTGTTTCCCTAGATATTGCTGTCCATCAGAAACAAGTCTATTTAAACGATCATTTTCAGACTTAACACGCTGGGCATAAATAATTGCTTCATCACGCAATTTTGCAGCCTGTTCTTTTTGTCGCCTTTCTTCATGATGTTTTGCAGTTAATTGATCAATTCTTTTCTGAACGCCTTTATCAACATTCAAAATTTCCTCATCAATTGGTTCATCTTTTTTTACATCTTCGGCAAAAACCTTATCCTTCTTCTCTGGCTTTTCCTCTACATCATCAATGATTTCAATATCTATTTCGCCTTCGGGTTCAACGACTTCATCTGGTTTAGAACCAATTTTCGATGTCACACCTAAGAATTTCTGTTCCATACTCATGGTTGAGTTTTCGTTTGTATCGCTCATACTTTTTCTATACCTCTGGGATCATCAACCACCGCTTCGACACTATCATCATTAATGATACGAAATTCTTTCCCATAAATCTTAATACGAGTGCCACTAAATGATCGAAACACAACAAAATCACCTTGTTCGCACCAAGGTCCAGTTGGGAATCGACTCTCGTCTTTGTAACAATCGGGTCCCATTTTTAATACAAAGCCTGTAATAGTGGAAACCTGTTCATGACGGATTGTTTCTTCCGCCTTGATGATACCACCTTCGGTCTTTTCTTCTTTTTCTGGGATTGCTATTAGGATTCTATATCCTGTTGGGTTTGGCAACTGTGTTGCCTCATGCTTTTTTCTTTCTATATCGAGTGCAGTTGTCATGACCACCTCTTTGCACGGAATTATTAAAGGGTTCCGAGTTTCCCTTGCGACATTATGTCGTTTTAGAGTCGTTCTAATTCTTGAATAATATCCAAGAGTTCACGCTCTGCGAGGGCTAAACCCTCGATCACACCAGATTGATGTTTATATTCATCAAAGTTGGTACAACTTCCTGTGGCAATATTATCTGCTCTATCGTTCATCAGATCACGCAATCTTGATTTAAGTTTTTCAATCAGCGTGTCGCCTGTAAAATCTTCTCTAGCCATTATTATTATCAGATGTTATATCAGATGCAAGTTTAGATGCAATCTCTGCTGCTTTCTGCATTTCTTCACTTTCAATCCTTTCACCTTCTACCTTAGCCTCAATTATATCGCTAACCAGTTTTTGTTCCACACTGGATTCGGCAATTTTTTCCTGTGAGCGAATACGCTCCATCTCAATAGCATCACGACTTTGAGACTTCTGCATATCAATTTGTGCATCAATCATATCAGCCTGTGCTTTACGCTGCACTTCTGATTCTTTGATATCCAGCTCTCGCGTTTTTGCTTGAACCAATGGGTCTTGCATTTGTTCTTGTATTCGTTGCTGTTCTATTTCCCTTTGATGTTTTTGTAACAGTCTTTCCGCAGCTTCGGCAACCATTGATGATAATCGTTTCTCGATATCTTCTGGTAAAGCCTCTCCCAAAGGCGGCAATTCAACACCCAACTCCATTTCAATTTCATCACGATATTGAAAGGCTAAATGTTCTCTCACATGAGATTCCAATGCGGCTTGTAATAACTGCATCCCTTGTGGATTATTTTCGCCCATTTGAGCTAACTCTGGGTCTTGTATTGCGCTCATGTGAACCCTAATATGAGCCTCATGATCTTGGTATTCAAAGGCTTTAACAGGTTCATTATTTAACATACTCATGTTTTCACTGACTGGATCAGCCGGTTCAAGCTCATCATCGAATGGTATGATCTTATCGGCATCTCTAATGCCTAATGTGTCCAGCATTTGTCGATGCAACTCAGGTAAATTATAAATCTCTGGTGATTGTTGTGCCAATTGTAATGCTGCTTGATACTGCATAATTCGTTGAGACATGGTAGCCGCATTAGGATCGGAGACAGGTAACACATCTATGCGATCATCAAAATCTTCCGTCTTAATGTCTGCATCAGGCTCGACCTCATAAGGATAAGATGGAGAAGTAAAATCTCTAATCACCTTCACCAGAATGTTAAACTCTTGTTTCATTGACGCATGAAGTCTGGATTGTATAGCGCTCATAACTTTCATGGCTCTTTCTAAAATAGCCAATGTTGTGCCCACTGGTGCTTCTGAGTTCATATCAGCTACATTCATATCAGATGCACTGGTAAATCTTCTGCCTTCTTCTACA